AGACCCTGCGGTCAAACGGCTTTATCTCAGCAGGCAGAACGGACGAGGCGACAGGCGAATTTTTCCCGCTGTCCGAGGACACCATCAGCCGCGCCCTGCGTAACTATGGTCTGCACCCGGAACAGCTTGACGCCCCGGCCCCGTCGTCCGAGATGGCCAGCCTGCATCCCAATCACGTCTGGGAGATTGATGCCTCACTTTGTACGCTTTATTACCTGAGCAACGGCAACAAAGGGCTGCAGGTGATGGACAGCGCGAAGTTCTACAAGAACAAGCCTGCCAACATTGCCCGTATCGCCAGTGACCGCGTGTGGAGTTATGAGATTACTGACCATACCAGTGGCTGGATTTACGTTGAGTACGTGATGGGCGCGGAATCCGGTGAGAACCTTTGTTCTGTTCTTATCAACGCCATGCAGGAGCGTGGTGGCGCTGACGTACTGCACGGCGTGCCGAAAATACTCTACCTCGACCCCGGTTCGGCAAACACCGCAGGCATGACGAAAAACATGTGCCGCTCGCTGGGTATCGACCTGATAGCACACAAGCCGCATAACGCCCGCGCCACCGGGCAGGTGGAAAAGGCCCGTGACATTATCGAGCGCAAGCTGGAGCCGGGTCTCAAGTTCCAGCCGGTTCACAGCCTGGAAGAGCTGAACGCGCTGGCCGTGAAATGGCGCAGCCACTTTAACGCCACGGCAGTCCACAGCCGCCACGCTAAAACCCGCACGGATATCTGGCTGAAAATTACCGCTGATCAGCTCAGGAAAGCGCCATCCGTTGAGGTCTGCCGCGAGCTGGCGGTATCAGCACCTGAACTCCGTAAAGTCACGCCAAAACTGCGCGTCTCGTTCCGGGGCGTTGAGTATGACGTGTCGGCGGTACCGGGCGTACTGGTCGGTGAAAAGCTGATGATTACCCGTAACCCGTGGCGCAGCGATGTGGCGCAGGTGGTACTGACCGGTGAAGACGGTCACGAAACGTTTCTGCTGATTGATGAGGTCAGAAAGAACGAGTTCGGCTTTGCCGAGAGCGCGGCGGTATTTGGCGAAAGCTACAAAGCCCTGCCGGAGACCCCGGCGCAGACAGCAGCAAAAGAAATCGAAGAGCTGGTCACCGGCACGGATAACGCCGCCGATGCAGCTGCTGCACGCAAGGCGAAGATGCTGCCGTTCGGCGGGGCACTTGACCCGTACAAACATATCGACGACACCACGCTTCCGGCCTACATGCCTAAACGCGGTCAGGCTTCAGACGTGCGTGGCCCACGTATCGAGCAGCGCCCGCTGACCCATGTGGAAGCGGCAAAAGCCCTGCGCGAGAAGTTCAGCGCGAGCGGTCATACCTGGACGCCGGAACATTACCGCCAGTTAGCGGCACAGTACCCTGATGGCGTACCGGAAACAGCACTGGATGAAGTGATGGTCACCCTGACCACTCCGGCACGCAACAGCGTTATCAGCATCGTTAACGGCAACTGAGGAGGAAGGCATGCTGGTACTGAAACAACAACTTAAAGAGGCCCGTATCCCGCAGGCGGTGGTGGCCAGAGCCGTTGCCGTTTCCGAGGCTACGCTGGCCCAGATTGTGAACCATAACGAGTGGCCCCGCACCAGCCCGGAAGAAGTGCGCCAGCGTCTGGCGTCGTATCTGGAAAGTGAGGGGATTGATACAGCGAAGAGTTTTGATGCTGCACAGGGCGCAGCCACGCCCCGTACAGCGGGTACTACCGATAAAACCAACCTCAGTGAGGAAGAGAACATGTTACTCAAAAAGCAGGTGTTATTTCCAGCAACCAAAAAAGCGTTTGGCCTTTTCCGTGACCCGTTCGCCGATGAAGCCATGCAGGGCGCGGACGATGTGTTCACCACGGCGGATATCCGCTACGTGCGTGAAGCACTGTTCCAGACCGCCCGCCACGGTGGCTTTCTGGCTGTTATTGGCGAGTCTGGCGCGGGTAAATCGACTCTGCGTCGCGACCTGATTGAACGTGTCAACCGCGAGAATGCGCCGGTGATTGTTATCGAGCCATACATTATCGCCATGGAAGACAACGACGTGAAGGGCAAAACCCTGAAGGCGGCAGCTATCGCTGAGGCCATCATCAGCACCATCGCGCCACTGGAGAGTATCAAACGCAGCCAGGACGCCCGCTTCCGCCAGCTGCACCGCGTCCTGAAGGACAGCAGTCAGGCGGGTTTCAGCCACGTTCTGGTGATTGAGGAGGCCCACAGCCTGCCCATCCCGACGCTGAAGCACCTCAAACGCTTCTTCGAGCTGGAGTCCGGCTTCAAAAAACTGCTGTCTATCGTGCTGATTGGCCAGCCTGAGCTGGCAGACAAACTGTCCGAACGCAATATGGAAGTCCGTGAGGTTGTCCAGCGCTGCGAGGTGGTTGAACTGCTGCCGCTGGACAACAGCCTCGAAGAGTTTCTGGCCTTTAAACTGCAACGCGCTGGTAAGCAGCTGGCCGACGTCATGGACTCCAGCGCAGTGGAAGCCATCCGCGCCCGCCTGAGCAATCTGGGCAGCAACCGTAAAAGCATGGTCAGCCTGCTGTATCCGCTGGCCGTCAGTAACCTGGTGATAGCCGCCATGAATCTGGCTGCTGAAATCGGGGTTCCGCAGGTCAACGCCGACGTCGTCAAAGGGGTTTAATCATGAAATCCATCACCGATATCAACCAGCAGATGAACAAGGTTCAGTCCGCCATTATGGCGCTCAACGCCATGAACACCACCGTGCAGAGCGTCATGATTGCCGGAAACAAACCAGTTATCCGTATCGCCCGCAACGGCCACTGCACCCGCCTGCTGGAACAGGGCAAGGCAAGTTATACCCATGTTGGCCATGACGGCTCAGGGCGCTTTCGTCAGGGCGTATTTGAGTTGCATGGCTGCCGTATTACCTGGTCAGAGTCATTACATTAACCATAAGGTGAACAAAGATGAGCGAAGTAAATAAAGAAGACTACATGAAAGACCGTAAGGGGCGTCTGGTGCCGATTAATCAGGTCTCTGACTATGACCTTGCCATGGACTCTTTCGTCCGGGAGCAGGTCGCTGCGGCGAAAGTCAAAAGCGCTGACCTCAGTGACTTCAAGCAACGCGCTTTCGATGAGTGCTATGCATGGCTTGACCTTGTGGCCGAGAAGTACGGCAGAACGCGCGGTGGTGCCAAAGGCAATGTGACGTTTCCCACGTTTGATGGCAGCCAGCAGATCACCATCCGTGTGCAGGAAACGCTGACATTCGGGCCGGAGCTGCAGATTGCCAAAGAGTTGTTTGACGAGTGCGTCACCGAATGGTCGCAGGGGGCGAACGATAACCTACGGGCCATCATCAGTGATGCTTTCCAGGTGGACAAAGAGGGCCAGCTTAATACCGGGCGTATTCTTTCCCTGCGCCGCGTCAAGATTCAGGACGAGCGCTGGAACCGGGCCATGGAGGCCATATCGGAATCGCTGCAGGTGGCCATGTCCAAAACCTATATTAATTTCCGGGAAAAAGATAAACACGGGAAGCTAATTAATATCCCGTTAGATATCGCTGCCATTTAATTTTAATTCACTTTCTTTTTATTTCGGCGTCAGTGCCGTGGGCTTCTGCACGCCGAAAACAGCTAAAAGGTAATTAACTATGCAAATTAATGATGTTTCGAAGCTGGAAAAAATTATTACCAATATCGCCAAAGATGACGGGGTTTATACCAGCAAAACCAGTTGCTTTATTGGCCGAACGGCATCAAAGGTCATCGTTATCAGCGCCCTGAGCCTCAATGAATTTGAGAGTGAGTTTAACGAAGATCCTGACGATGTTCCTGATATGCACTTTGTCCTGGGAGAATAGCCATGTCCATCAAATGCACCAACTGCCAGAAAGGTGTCACCACCCTAAAATTCAGCGACGCCAGTGTCATTACCTCCGGTAAGCACCATGTTCCAGCTGTTCTTATCACGCTGGTATGCCCTCACTGCAGCCAGCACTACTACACGGAAGTCCCGGCTATGGAGTTCATCCCCTGTGAAATGAAGCAACGACAGGAGGCATCCGATGAACATTAATCCGGCAGCGACAACTTGTTTAGAACGAATAAAGGCTTTGAATGCTGATAACCAGCGTTCGGTCAGGGTTAATCTCGGTGTACTTAAAGCGGCTCGCAGTGAAATCCTGGCCCATGTCAAACTTAACGGGAAAGGTGTAATGACAGATATGGTTCTCAATGCGCTGAATAGCGTTATCAACGATGGCAGGTAACGTATGCAACAGAATAATGAAAAGCTGCTGGAGAAGTTAAAAAAGCTGCTGGCGCTGGCTAAGTCCGACAACCCCCATGAAGCGGCGCTGGCCCTGCAACGCGCCCAGAAACTGATGCAGGCGTATAACATCACCCAGGCTGATCTCGCCCTCAGTGATATTGATGAAAGCGTCAGTAACTACTGGGCCGCAGGTAGCGTTAATCCACCGCGTTACATGCTGGGCCTGCTGGATATTATCCAGGTGGCATTTGGCGTTAAGTCTATTATTCACTCCGGCTTTAAACCCAGTGTTGGTTTTTACGGGAATAAAGACCGCGTGGAACTTGCTTCATACACATGGGAAGTACTGGCCAGACAATTAATCGTGGCCCGTAAAAACTATATCCGGCAGCAGAATAAAAGAATCAAAAGCACGACCAAGACCAGCCGTGGTGACAAGTTTGCCGAAGGCTGGGTTCTGGCCGTGCGCAGCGAGGTTCATTTATTTGCTATGTCCCGCGAAGAACGGGAGCTGACAAGCCTCTGGCTTGAACAAAAATACCCTGACTCAGGAACAACTACTGGCCGCCAAGCCGGTAAATCCCGTGACGCGGACATGTCGCGCCACATTGGTTACAGAGAGGGGGAAAACGTCCGCCTGCATCAGCCCGTCAGCGGGCAGGAACAGCGTAAACTGGGGAGTGGTTTATGATGGCTGAATATATTGTATGCGCTCTGTTCTGGTACGGCCTCGTGGGGTGGTGTAATGCTGAGCTGCACCGCCATTCAGGTTTTTGTTCACGATACAGCGGAGCTAAGTACTGGATTAGCTGGACGGTCATGCTCCTTTGTTGGCCTGTAGCCCTTCCTTTATATGTTGACTATGTCAGTGGAAAATCAAAAGGTGAGGTCGATGATGACTAAGCAGCGTCTTATTCAACTTATCCATATTGCCCGCAGCGACCTCCAGATGGATGAGGATACCTACCGCCAGATGCTGCAGGGGCTGACGGGAAAAGCCTCAACCAAAGGGATGGATACCACACAGCTAGATCGCGTGCTGGAATCCATGAAAAAGAAAGGATTTCGCGTTAAGCCTGCCGGGAAAGCCACTTCCAGCTTACCGCTGGATAACCATCCGCAGTCAAAGAAAATCCGTGCGCTATGGCTTGAAATGGCTGCAGCGGGCATCGTTCGGGACAGTTCAGAGCAGGCGCTGGCGCTATGGGTTAAACGGGAAACGGGTATCAGTGCGTTACGCTGGCTCAGCAATGAGCAGGCAAGTAGCATTATTGAGAAGCTGAAGAAGTGGCAGCGCAGGGCTGCGGGAGGGAAGCAATGAGCGACCTGAATCAGTTTCGTAGTAAAGGGCCGGAACTGTTGGTGGAGCTGGCACAACACACCTCTGAGACCGTCCGCGAGATTATTGATATTGAACCTGCAGTTGCCGACCAGATTGGTCAGGCCGTCGCAAACCGCATGATGCAGGTCTGGGGAGGGCAGAACGTCTATTTCCCGATGGGGATGGTCTGGAAGGTCAGCCAGCGCGACCGGGAAATCTTCCAGGAGTTTGACGGGCGCAACCATCACGAACTGGCCCGCAAATTTGGAGTTTCGCTACAGTGGGTCTACAGCGTGGTGAAGCGGGTCAGAAAAGAAGAACTGGATCGGATGCAGGGGAAACTGTTTGATAGTGAACCCGATGCCGATATGGGGAAACAGGAGTAATATCTGCAATCAGGCTGGTTCGAATTCTGTTTTTTTCGGGCCGGTCTGATTTTCACATACTGTAAGGTTGTTGCATATTCCATCCAGTCTCTTCCCATGTTGACCCAGTTCTTCCCATAATTATCTCACTTACTCCCTGTTATTTATCTCAAGTCTAATCAGATGAGCCCAGTACGGGGATCTATCGTGAATAAGGGGGCAAAGCGTGCCGCACAGTGAAGCGCTGGACAACCGCGAAGTGTTGGCCGTTCATCATCTGAATATCGCGTTTCAGGAAGAACGGCAGT